CGCGTTACTGAATGCGGCACCACAGATTCAGAGCAAGGCGGAAGCAGTCGTGCGCAATGTTGTCGACGAGGCGGCGTCGGCGGTTCGGGTACGATACCAAAAGCATCGCACGCCGACAGACACGTATCAGCCTGGCAAATCACGACGACGACAGCGACAACATCTGGCCGACCATGTGACGGTGACGTTTCGCGGTGCGGCAACCGGCGCCGCGCAGGGCAGGATTATTGTCAATGCGCCTCACGCGCATCTGTTTGAATTTGGAACGGCGCAACGGCGGTGGACGAGCGGCAAGAGTACAGGCGCCGCGCCGCCGCAAAAGGTTTTGGTCCCGATTGCGATCCGCAAACGCAAGCACATGACTGAGGAATTGATTGACGTGATCGAGGGTATGGGCCTGAAGGTGACTCGTGGCTAGCACGGCATCGGTCGATGCGGCGGTGATCGCGAAGCTGGCCAACGATGCCACGTTGACGAGTCTGGCACCCGGCGGCGTCTATCGCGAAGTCGCGCCGCAAGGCATCTCGAATCCTTACGTCATCATCTCGCCCATGTCGCATCAGGATGATTACAGCATCGGGTCACAGGCGTTTGAGGAACTGCGCTACCTGGTCAAAGGTGTCGATTTGTCGACTTCAGGCTCGACCGTGCAAACGGTAGCCAATCGCATTCACGTCTTGCTCCAGAATGCCGTCTTGACAATCACCGATTACAAGTGCCTGCTCGTGCAACGCGAAGAACGGATCGCCTACGTCGAAGTGGACGACGACTCCGATCGTCGGTATCAGCATCGGGGCGGCTTATATTTCGTGCTGGTGGAGCCGACATGAAGATGCTTGTGGTCCATCCAGGCGCGGCCTGGGCGACGCATGACGTGCATCTCGGCGTGGTGGAAGGTCTACGGGCGCATGGCGTCGCAGTGGCCGAATATCGTTTAGATAATCGGATTAATCGCACGCATGATTTTCTGCACTATCTATGGCGGCGAGAACGGCGGCTGAATCCAAGCACGACCTGGCCGAAGCCGTCAGCGGGCGACGTGCTGTATCAAGCGTCGACAGGATTAGTCGAGCGGGCGCTGGAGCGGGGCTGCACCGATATCCTGGTCGTGTCAGCCATGTTCGTCCTGCCGGATCGGTTGACGTTGGCGCGCCGAGCTGGACTGCGGATCTGGTTGCTATGCACGGAGACGCCGTACAATCTTGCCGAGGAGCTGCGCTTGGCGGCTTTGTGCGATGGTGTCTGGACGCATGAGCGCAGTGCGCTCGAGGAGTTTCGACAGGTCAATGCTCGCGTTGCGTATCTGCCGCACGCGTGGCGGCAGGGCTGTCACGATGTCGCGCCGTCGGCAGATGCGGTCCTGAGCTGCGATGTTCTGTTCGCAGGGACGCTGTTCGACGAACGGGTGCGATTCTTGTCACAGATCGATTGGCGTGGCATTGATTTGGCGATTCTCGGCACCACGCATATGCTGCCGTCTCGATCGCCGCTTCGTCCGTTTGTGCGCGGCGGCCTAATCTCCAATAGCGATCTGGTGCAAGTCGCGAAGCGTAGTAAAATCACGATCAATTTGTTTCGCGCCTGTCACAGCCACGTCGCAGAATCGCTGAATCCCCGCCTGTACGAGATGGCCGCAGCGGGCGTGTGTAGTGTGTCCGACCGACGACCTGAGGTGGTCGAGAAATTTGGCGACGCGGTGCCAGTCTTTGATGATGCGGCTGGCGCGGAAGTGGTCATACGGGAACTGTTACAGAATCCTGACCGACGGGCGGCGTGTATCCACAAGGCGCAGGTCGCAGTCAGTGGCGATGATTGGATGTCGCGAGCGTTACAGATCATTCACAATATCTTGGAGTGGCAGCAGCAGCCACAAGAACTTAGCAGAAGGAGTGCGTAAAGATGGCAAAATATCATGGCAGGAGCGGTGCCTTACTGCTCGGCTCAGCCAATGGCGGCGCGGCCGCGTCGGTCTCAAATCTCACGCAGTGGTCGATTGCGATTGAGCAGGACACGGCCGAATGCACAGCGATTGGCGATTCGTTCAAGAGCTATGTCGCAGGCATGAAGGGAGCGACCTGCACGTTGTCGGGATTCTTCGCCGACGATGCCGACATTCCGTTCGATGCCTTTGATCAGGCGCAAGCGTCCGGCACGGTGTCGGCCTACCTGTATCCAGCCGGGACGTCGGTGTCGAAGTACTTCAGCGGCGCCGTCTGGCCGACGAATGTCTCGATTGAGGATACGGTCAACGGCGTTGTCACGTTCTCCGCGCAGCTGCGATTTGACAGCACGGTGTCGCGGAAACAATAACTCATGATTCTCAAGGGCGTCACCGGTGAAATTCGGTGGAGTTATTTACCGGCAGCGGTCTTCGGACCGTGGCGCGTTGAGACACAAGAGGACACAGCACTCTCGACGCTGACAGGTACGTTGGTCAGCGTCGACGGCTACAGGGTTACGCAGTCGCCTTTAGTCGCGGTCGTCAGTGTCGGGCGCAGACGCCTGACCTGGCCAATCACAGACATGCAGATCAGCGGAGATACCATCACGGCGGTACTCGGGCTGCGGCAGGAGGACAGATGACGGTGAAACGAGTCAGCAGCAAGACGTTGCGATTTGTGCAGCCCGAGGTCGTGCGGCTGTCATTAAGCAACGACGATTGGATCGACGTGCGAAAGGAATTATCGACAGGCGAAGCGCGTCGAGCGATGGCCAAAACGATCAAGTCAATGCGGTCCGATGGCCGAATCGAGCCTGACATCGAAATGGTCGGGCGCGCCGAGATTGCGGCCTATCTGATTGATTGGTCGTTCACGGACGCCAACGACAAACGAGTCGCCTGCTCTGACGCCTCACTCGATAATCTCACGCAGCCAGCCTATGCCGAGATCGAGGCTGCGGTGCGTCAGCACATCGCGGCTGTGGAGGAGGAGCGGGGAAAGGCGACGAGCGGCAATTCGTTGAGAGCGGTTTAGCGATTTGTCGCGTGATGGGCTGGACTTGGCAGGAGTTTCTTGACACACCGCACAGCGTGATCGAGATTCTTAGCGAGCAACTGGTGCAGGAGGCTCGCGAACGGGACACGTAAATGGCACTGACGGCAACGTTTTCGGCGAACTTTACAAGCCTGTATGCCGAGCTGGAAAAAACGGAAGTGCGGTTTGGCGAGCTAGCTGTCGATGCCAGGAAAGTACAAGACAGCGTCCAGAGGATCGGCGAGCGATTCTCTGGCGCCAAGCTGATTGAAGACGCCGCGAAAATGGCGCAAGCCATTCAGGAGATTGGCGGCGCAGCGATCCTGACAGACAAAGAGGCCAAGCGCGTCAATCAGACGCTGAATGAGGCCCTGGAAAAGGCTGCCAAGACTGGCGCACCGGTCACCGACCAGATGCGTCAACTGGCCGCCGCGACAGCGGGCGTCGGGCACCAGGGAAGCGTCCTCAAGGACGTGTTCGCAAAAATCGGTCCGACGATTGCTGCCGCGTTCACCCTGCAATCAATCAAATCCTTCGCGCAGTCTGTCTTTGATGCTGCGGGACGACTGGTGGATTTGTCTAACCAGACCGGACTCTCGACGAAAACACTACAGCAGATGTCGTATGCGGCCGCGCAGACCGGCGCGACGCTCGACGACTTTACGAAAGCGGCATTCAAGCTTGGGACAAATTTAGCGAGCGGTGAGAATAGCGTGCTGAGGGCTGTCAATCGACTCGGGCTGTCCTATGACATCTTGCGCAAACAATCGCCTGATCAACAGTTCCTGACCATCGCCCAATCGCTCGGTACGTTGCAAAACGCGCAGGAACGCAATCGCACCGCGCTGGAATTGTTTGGCAAAGGTGCAAAAGAGATTCTGCCAGCGATTGCCGAGGGCTACGAGAAACTGGCAGGACAAGCATCAATCGCTGGCGACGCGCAAATCAAATCCCTCGACATGACCGGCGACGCGCTCGCCGCATTTGGCAGTCAGCTGAAGACGATTGCCATCAACCTGGCCGGTGGATTTGTGATTGCGGTGGGCGGAGCCGCACGGGTGTTTGAGGAGTGGACCGGTATTATCCGTATCAATCGCGAAGCACTACAGAATTGGTCCATTATCGCCGACGTCTTCAGAGGTCGCGCCAGGGAATTGCCCAAAGTATTGAACGAGTCCGCGTTGGCCGCAAAGCTGTTGCCACCGCCGCTCGCCGCGAGTGCGCTATCGATGGAGGAACTCACTCGCGCCGAACAGAGGCTCGAAGCACAGACGAAAGCACAAATCGAAGCCACAAAAGCATCGGCCGCCGCGAAAGAACTCGCCAAGCGTGAAACGGACAAGTTCCATGCGTCCGTGACTCGGCTAGACACCATCAAATTCTGGGTGCCGTTCACGCAAGGCGTACAAGCAATCACTCCGAATCTCCAACAACTGAACGATCTCGAAGCGCGCACAATTCAGGAAACGCAGAATTTGCGAGAGGCGGCGAGGAAGTGGGCGGAGCAGAATGGCCTGGTCGTGCCAACGATCACCGCTATTGATACCAGCTTGAAGACAAGTGCTAGCCAATCCGTGCCTTTATTCAAATCCGCGTTTGCGGCCATCCCGGACTCGATTATCAAGGCGATGCAAGGCGGCGGCGATGTCGTCAAGACTGTGGCCTCAACGCTCGGATCGTCGCTGGGCACGAATATTGTGAGCAAGTTCGGCACGAACATCACCAATTTTCTGGGGCCGACCCTCGGCGGTGCCGTCAATACGATTCTACCTGGAGTCGGTGCCTTGATCGGACCGCTCGCCGAAAAGATGATCGGCGGATTCAAGAGCATTTTCGGGATCGGCCTAAACGAAGAAGTCAAGAAAGCCAACAAAGAAATCCAGAAAATGCGTGACGAGCTGCTCGACACGCACGGATCGCTGGAGCGGCTCCAAGGGATTGCGCAGGCGCTCGGCATCGACCTGCAAGGCGCTTGGGGGCATCAAGGTCGCGAAGGCGTGCGGCTGTTCAAGGAGATGATCGAGGACTTCAAGGCGAAGCTCAAAGCGGTTAACGATGAGTTCAGCACGTTGTTCTCACAGGCCGAAAACATAGGGATTGTCCTGCCGGATTCGATCCGTGAGTCGATCACCGGGTTGATTGACATGGGCGTTGTGACCGGCAAGACGGCGGATCTGTTTAAGACATTGGCCGAGCGCACGCAGGTGGATTTTAAGAAGATGGAAGACGCGGCGAAACGCTACGGCATTGACTTAGCGTCCCTCGGGACGCAATTCCAGGCCGCCAAGCTCACCGACACCGCAAAGAAGCTGATCGACGACTTTGATTTGCTGATCAAAGGCGGTGCGGATTTCGACAAGGTGCTGGTCGGCATGGGTCCGGCAATCAATCAGGTCGTCCGTGACTCCATTAAGTTCGGCGTTGAGATTCCCGCCAACATGCGACCGTGGCTCGAGAGCCTCGTGAAGGCCGGTGCTCTGACGGACGAGAGCGGCGAGAAAATTACTGATCTGAGCAACCTGAAATTTGGCGAGCCAATCAAATCCCAGTGGGACAAGGTGATTGAGGCGATTGAAAAGTTGATCGACAAACTCGGCACCTTTGTCGACAATGTCTCGAAAATTCCCAAGATCGACGCGCCGTGGTCAGACTGGCCTGATCCGCCGGTGGTGCCTGAGTATGCGGCGCAAGGGTCGCTGAGTTTTGCAGGCGGCACCATGGGAGCGGGATGGTTCCGCAATTTCGGCTCCGGCACGCTGGCGACGCTGCACGGCAACGAAGCGGTCGTCAGGCGTGATCAGGCGCAGGCGTTTGCGGCCGACGTCGGCGGCGGTATCGGATCTGTGGCGGAATTGCGCGCCTTG